AGCAGGCAAAAATCTGATTACAGCGTAACCATTGCCAGACTTATCTAGTTCAGGTTTCCATAACCTATCGTCTTGGTATTTGTTTTTCTTTTCGGGTTGTTCTATTGTGTTCTCTAACTTCTTTGTTAGAGCGTCAAAATTAGACTTTGACTTTTTTAGGGCTTCTAATGCACTTGACATTGTATTATCTCCTTGTATATATTGTTGTACGTATTTGTATTAATGTAAGTATTACTATTATTTATACTGGTAACATACTCAACCATTATAATATTGTATCACCATTTACTGATATTGTCAAGCAGCTGTGCTTGAGTAATATATGTTAAATTCTTCTCGTTTCCTAGTAGTTTTTGATTAGTTGTATTGTCATCATCTGCCTTATTTACCTTGTAAAATGACACGTTAGGGTTGTCTTTCAATACTCGTAACCACTCTGCTTCCCATATACCTGTAGGGCTGGGTTCATAGTGTGCTGATGAGTAGTTATGGGTACCTTTATAGATGTTATTATATAACTTCGTATCTGATCTTAAATCCATACCTATCATATACACCTCATCAAGTTCACTATATTTACATGCAATATGTCCTGCTGTTGCACCAGCATGATAGCCTGGGTCTTCCCATTCTTGTGTCTTATCGCCGTCTGTTATCCAAGATACATAAATGTGGGTGTTGTCAACATCTTTCTTATACTTCGTGCCGTCTTCTTTTCTTATTGTTGCTTCACCTTTGATTGTATGAGCATTCATAACAAAGTAATCGCCAATAGGCAATGCACTATCGCCATTTGTTATAAACTTATCCTCTTTTTGTTTACCTTGTGTAGATAAAAACCCAGCCTTCATAGTCTGATACATAAAGTTAGGACATTTAGTCCATTCTCTAAAGTAACAAGGTATCTTATGAGCAATACCTTTGTGATATATTTCGTGTGTCATTGTGCTGTCAACAGCAATCAATACATCTGGTAAAGGATTATCTCTATAGTAAGCATTACAGGCATATATCTTACCATACTTCTTTAATGTTGTCAAGTCAAAGTTCTTACGTGACTCACCATTACCTATAATAAATGCTCTTCTTTTCATAATCTTACCTGCCCTTGGCCATCTTTCATCAGCAGTAGGAAATCTATCTGCTTTATTTTGCCTTGATTGTTTTAATCCTATATCTAATATCTTTTGTTCTTCTATTGTTTGTTCTAAAAAATCTTTAACCATAAAAATAATTCAATATACCCATAGAATATATTGCAAGTGATATAGCATTCAACACGATTAGGGACCTGTCATGCCATAGCATGCCTACAATTAACCAACCTATGAAACCTATGTTAGCAATAAACATGTTTAAAGGAAACAATTCTACTGCTGTAAACATCATAGCAATAATTAGTGTAACACTACTTGCCCACTTGATGTACCATGACAAGTCACCTCTAGGTGTTACCTTTTTGTAAACTCTGCTTGAGTTTAATTTAGCAATCTTATCATCTAGTTTTTCTTTTATAGGTTCTATTGTCATGTTCTTCTTTTTCTAAAGTATCTTCTCCATAATGCTGATCTAGTCATTGACACTACGGTAAATATTAATGCGATACCCAAACTATCAAATATACTAGGGTGTAAATCAAACAAAGGAAATATTAGTAATTGTATGAGTACGGCTAATATAAAACCACTACCTACATCTATTACACTTTCAAATACATCACTCATTTATTTTTATTTCTATTCTTTTTTGTTATGTGTTGATAGTCTAGGTATTGTGAGCACCATTCATAAAAACTATCATTATTAGCAGGCCAACATTGAGCAAATGTTTTATCTTTACGTTGTTGTCTATATTCCTCTCTTACTTGTTCCTCTGTTAACTTACCCTCTTCCATCTAACTCCTTCAAATTGTTTTCTTTCCATTCTTTAGTAGTTTCAGGTCTTCCCCATTTATCTATTTCTTCTTGTGTTCTACTACAACCCATGCAATAACCACTATCTGTATCAATTGTACATATGTTTATGCACGGCGTAGGTACATAGTCATCGCTCATACAAATACCTCTTTCATAATAAACTTACATTTAGTAAGGTTAAACTTAATAAAAGGTGATAATTTCTTTATTTTAAACGATTTTTCAGGCCAGATAATCGTTTCGGCAATGTCTTTATCCCATCTTTTAATAAAAGATAGAACCTTATCCAAGATGATGATTGTTTGTACTGATATTTTTTCAGATAGAAGTAGTCGTAGCAATCGTGGATGTTGCCCATTATGTACACGAAACACATCATCAAACCGAATAGAGTTATCATTGATAACATTACTAAGCAATACGCAATCGCTCCTAAAATTGTATGTAAAAGATTGATTATATTTCTTCCACTTGTTGTAAGTATGTTCTCCATCTGCTCTAACTAAATTGCCTATCCATGTTTTTGAATTATGGAAGAAGTTACACACAAAATAATCTAGCATTTCTTCCTTGTTATATTTAGTTGTAAGTTTATGAAAAAAGAATCTATCATTACGTTTTAAAAATGTGTTAAATGATGAATTAACTTTGGCATTGTGCCTGTAAAAATCATAATTATCGGAAGTGAAGTGTAGTTTAATAGCCAAATATAATGTATATGCTTCATAACTATTCATATAGGTAAAACTGCTGTGCTTGATCGTTCAACCAAGTTCAGTTTTTCTGCCTCTTCTTTTATCTTCTCTTTTAATGACTTGTTTATCAAAGGACCTACAGACGCTGTATCAATATCATTTTCTTCACAATATTTTAACACGGCATCCATGTAGGACATTCGTTTTTCTTTTACTATTGCCTCAATTATTTGGGCAAACTTTTTACTATTCATTAACATTAGAATTTTCTTACTATGTGTTTTCTTAATGCTCTTGTTAGTTCTTCAATCTTATCTATTATTGAAATCAGACTCGGGTCTGTTATGTATGATTGTTCTGCTTTTAGTTTATCGTACTCACGCAATGGTATTGTTACCATAGATTGCTCATTTTCATAAGTCATATCTTGGTCGTGGGTATCTCTGCCATGTGGCATACTTTCATCGCTCATAATTTATCCTCACTTTATTAATATATTATATCAGATATATCTATTTTGTCAAGCTTTAAACTTTATCACCAGGTTTCTCTAAATTGAAACTTCTATACATCATACAAGTTTCGTGTCCTGTAGGTGATGTAATAGCAGCAACTGATTGATCGCCTTTCTCGTTTAAATAGTAAGCAACAAAATAAGCAGGATCTCCTGTTTCTGAAGCACCTGCTCTACCAATAGATATACTTTCTAGTTTGAAGTTATTGTCTTCAAGGTATCTCATCACTTCTGGTGATGTACCACAAACTACTGGTACGTGCATCCATTGAAAATCGTACTTTTGCAATTCATCAGCAAATGTACTTGTAGCGAATAATAGTGTTATTAGTAATAATAGTTTTTTCATAGTTGACCTTTTGGTCTAACTATTTATGCTATTTCTTTCAAAAAACTCCTGGGTGTGCTTATAAAACTTCTCTTGGTGTTCTTTGATCTTGTCTTCGGTATGTATCCACTCTTGTACAAAACCGTCTTCACACGTGGCTAATATGACGGTCTGTTCTATCTTCTGGTTTGGGTATAGCTCTTCATACATTTTTGCATAGGCAGATGTCTGTAAAAAGTTAGCATAATTGTAATTAGCATCCCTTTGTTTTGTAGAGGTCTTAAAATCTATAACTGATAGTTTGCCTCTATACTCAGCAATACAATCTACTTGACCTGCAACACCTATCTCTTTTGAGTATAGGTATTCTTCTAAGCAATGTATGTTATCTATTCTAGCAAGATATGGTTTTATAATTCTAAAAAGTCCTAGTGGTGTAACAGCAGTTATACCTACTGACTTCTCGTCTTCGTTCTTTAGGTGATTCTCAATTAAGGTATGAGTTGTCTTACCTCTATTGACAGCAGACGTTGATATGTAGTTAGCCATTTTCTCACCAACTGCATTTCGCCATGCCTGTAGACCTGCTTGTTTTTCGGGTATTTGTCCTAGTATAGATGTAACGGAAGGCATATTAACACCATCAATGGTATAATATCTTACACCGTTTTGATTCTTGCCTTTCACACCTAAAGATTTAGGCAATACTTCTTCATTCAATTTAACATGTTTAAACATAATATACCTTTCCGTATAATTTATATAATCATTATATCAGATAATTGCAATATTGTCAAGCTATGTACCTTTCTGACAATACATATCTATGATTCTATTGCGTTCTTCTACTTTTGCATTGTTAAGACGTTCAACGGCTCAACTAGGGTCATACGGTTCGTATACCGTCTTACCATCATCATTTCTGTATGCTCTCAATACTTGTTTTCTGTTTTCTTCTTTGTTCTTATAAGAGCAATGAATCCATCCGCTGTTAGGTTCTTCTGGATTATGAAACTCTAAAATCAATTGGTCAAAATCTATATTATCAATAATATATTTTGCTAAATCAGCATTAGCAATTCCAAAGATTTCAAAGTCCGCAGCTTGGCCTTTAGCGTGCTGTGACTTCATTGATGATCCTATCTTCACACATAACTCTGGTGATCTGTATCCACTAGATACTGATACTACCTTGCCATAATGATCTCTAACTTTTTGTAGAACATTATCACATAGTTTTTTTAAATTATCCATATGGTCTTCGCTTGGATTATTACTAATACCATGTCTATCTGCTGTTTGAGAAGCAGTAAGTTCTTTAAGCGAAAAGTTTTTGCTTAGTTGCATTTAATTTATCCTTTGCTAATAGTTTAATTTTCTTTAAGGTTCGTAAGTCGTACCATAATTTATTTGATCTGTCTTGTGATCTTTTATTTTCAACTTCATTCACCGCTCGTTTTAGTTCTTTGTGATGAGCTTTTATTTCTAACATATTATCCCCTTGTAAGTTTTAATATTTTATCCATCTGAGCCTTGATAATTGGTCCTCTATTAGGCCAATGTATATAAGGTTCATTGGTTTTTGAAAGATTATACAAAAACGGTAGTATAGTCTTTTCAATCTCTTTAAATCTCGCCGATACGTCAGCGTCCTGTATCTCTTTGTTAACAGAATCTTTCTCTGCTACAATTTGCATTATCTCATTCATCATAGACTTTATATCGCCTACGTCTGCTTTGACTTTTGCAATCTCTAAATTAGAGTCTTCTACAACCTTTGGGTCTATTGCTGGTGTGTCTTCAGCTGGTTTCTTTGATACAGGAGTAAAACCATAATCTATATCGGTATCAAACTCCCTCATAAAATCAGGTATGTCTGCCATTAGTTTTCTCCTTGTTTAGGTAGGTGCAATGAGCGGATTGACTTATTAGACTCAGGTATACGACCGTTGTTGTTCAGTTGCTCGCTCTGCACCCCTATATTATTTATTTTTTGCATTTTGTCTAGCCCTATGCTTTTTAACCACTTGCTCTGTTTTGATTTGTTTTGTTGACTTTGTTCCCATCTCACTAGCCAAAGCACTCATTGGGTGTGCTTCTGCTACTTTTGATAATGTTTCTTTCCAACCACTATCTTGTCTATAACTAGCACCACTTACACCTGCGACAATTCTTATGCCAGATATATTTTGTTTTATGTGCTTGTTTTTCTTTAGATACTTTTCCATTTCAGCAATGGTCATCATCTCGGTAAACTCTTTACCAGTTTTTGTATTTGTAAATGTGTATATGGGCATTTATTTTAATGTTAGATGAAACATCAATTGGTTTGTTACCATAAGCATATCTTCTAGTATGCTTTCTAAATCCATTTGACCTTTTACTTTGCTATTTTCTGCTATCTTTGTTATTCTAGCAACTTGTTTTTGTACTTCACCTCTAACCTGACTATTATCAGCATAGTTCATTATGCCAGGTCTTAATTCAGCACTAAAGTTAATTCTAGTACCTGTTTTACCTTGCCAAGTTTCTACAAGTTCGTCATTTAGTTTAGTAAACTTTTCGTAATATTCACCTGTGCTTTCATGTTCAGAATAAGACTCTGTTTGCCAATGATAGCTTTGAATATCATTCAAAAAGTTCATATTTAATTGTATAAAATCTCTTACATTATTCATATTGCTATTTAGTATTTGCTATATCTACTATCCTCTGTATTAATGACCCTAATCCATTCTG